CCGCCTTACCAGTCTTACTGCCCTCAAGCATAGATTGATCTACATTGACCTTACCCTCTGCCTCAGCAGATAGCTGAGACATCCAGATTATAGCGCAGTCGTACTCCTTTGCGATGTTTCTCGCGTGAATTGCCGCCTCTTTTAAATATAAGTCCATCCTTTCTCCAGTTCTGTTGGCAAACTTGTCGCCCATATCTAGCACAACAATGTCAGGTCTTTCTACTTTGACCATATTCTCTACCCAATCCATCTTCTTGCCAGTGACATCTTTGATCTTGACACTCTGTCTAATCTTGTTGTACCTATCCATAGCCAGTGCATGATTGGCTCTACCGCTACCTATCTCTGCGAGAGACAACTCTGCTCTATTACAGAGGTAACGAGATGCAACCCTATAGTACGGCTCTTCATTACACAAGACCCGACACTTAGCACCTTGATCTATAAAGCCACCTCTTGATGCGATGATACTGGCATGAAAGCTGGTCTTACCAGTATTGGGTCTTGCACCGACTATGATAAGCTGACCACCACTGATACCTTGTAGTCGTCTGGCAAGAGAGGGTATATTGAACTTCCATTTTGACTTTTGATTAGCTTGCTCCAATATGCTGTCAAAACTAATGTCGTCCCACTCTATCTTGAAGTTAGGTAGGAAGTTGTCTTGATGATCGCTGATGATCTTGCGTAGTGGTTCTAGTGTAGAACCCTCACCATTAACATAATCAAACCCTATGTTGGCTATCTTCTCCCCTACGTGCTGTTGAAACAACTTAGACAATACATCTTTAGCTATCTCTTTATCCATAGCTTGCTCTTTCTCCAGCTTAGAGAACAACTCTTTGAAAACCTGCTTGGAAGATGTCGTAAGGGTGCTGTTGTGGGCAAAGAATAAACTCTCTAACTCACGAACAGTAAGACTGTCTTTGCCATAGTTCTGCATAGCAAAGTCTACAGTTTTCTTTATCTTGCGAATGTCCTTGCTGAACAACTCGTCTGGACACCGCGTACCCTTATGATCTCCGTAGAAATCTTTATCAAGCAGACTGCGTATTAGTGCTAGTTCCACCATTCACTTTCTCCTCTGTAAGCGTTTTTACTAAACTCAAAAACCTATCAAAGTCATCCTTATCTAAGTTCTCTATACGAAACCACTCGTTACTTCTCTCTCTACTCATGCCCTCTGCCAAAGTATGTGCTATCTTCTCTCCTATACCTCTATTAGACACACTAATCTTTGATACTATATTATAGTCTCTATGAGGACTGCTTGTCTGATAGCCATTACATCTATCCTCTGAGTCCACCGCTTTACCTATCTTGTACCAGCTTTTCCAAGCAGGGTTACTAATAATGTACACTTCTCCTTTAACACATTTCACATAATTAATCAAGGCAGAAAAGGCGGCATCATTAAAAGTTTTGTATCTTCCCGGTTTATACAAAGGGTGTTTACTCGATATATACTTGCCGTTTACGTACATTCTCAAAGGGTTAATCTTACTAACCGCTTCTTTTTGACAAGCCTTACAGTTGGTGCGGTGTCCACCATTACCATTCTTGTGTGTGTTATCTTGTGTCAGTTCGACACCACACTTGCTACACTTACCCATCTAATACCTCCTTTAGTTTAGTAAAGTCGTTTATGTTTTTATATTTTAGATCGTCTGTTAATTTTAATACTCGTACTTGTTTTACATAACTGTTTAGTTCTTTTGCATGTTCTAGCGACTTCTTAGATGCGTCTGGATCAAGAGCAACTACGACCCTATCAAAATCAGAAAGCGCATACAAATGCTCTTGCTGTAGTGATGTACCTAAAATACCAAAGCCAGTAACAGGAAAGTAATTAGCCACAGTCACAGCAGATATAACATCTTCAACTAGCACAGCAGTAAACACATCAGCTATATGCAGAGTGTGAGCATAATAAGAGCAGTTCTTACCATACTTGTACCACTTGGGTGCAGTATTATCAAACAAAGATCGCCCTATAGCGTCAACGACCCTACCCTTCTTGTGAATCGGAAATACGACCCTATCGTTTTTAACATCGTAATATAATTTTAAATCAGATAAATCCCATCTGTGAATAAAGTCTTCACAAGCGGTAAGATCTCTGGAAAAATACTCTGGCATCTCAAAGTCCACTATCTTCTCTGGGATAGAGTGTCCGTTCATCTTACGTTTGATACTCTCCACAGTTCTACCTACTTGCCTTTTACCCTTGACAGTACAGCTATTCCTAAAGCAATTATACAATATCACATCGTCCACCCTAGTCGCTGTAAACTTTTTCTTGCCCTTACATACTGGACAATCCATCGTCAACGTCTTGCCCTCTTCTAAATCTAACTCCTCAAGAAACTTCATCTTTGTATGCCTCCCTTCTAGCAAGTGCGTTGCTTGATGACTTGAATGTGTGCTTGATGTACGGACGCATTGACTGTGGTGAGTTGTGTCCAGACACCGCCATGATCTGTGTGGTATCTACACCAGCCTCAACCATCTCTGTAATGGCTGTCCTACGCATATCCATAGCGGTCAACTCTTTGGGTAGTCCAGACTCTGCCTTGACCTCGTTGACTAACACGGACACATCATACTCACTATAAGGTCTGTGAGTGTTACCCACTGGCTTGACATTTGGTGCTACATACTCTTGAAAACCAAAATCATCGTGTTGTTTCTGCAACATAGCCAATAATTTAGGGTTGATAGGTATATGCACCTCTGCTCTACGCTTAGATTGTACCAAATCCAGCCTTGCACCCTCCAAATCGACACTTTGCCACTCTAAAAGACGCATATCACCAACTCTTTGAGCAAATTCGTATGCCATATGGACAATAAGACCTATACTGCGCCATCTGTACCTAGAATAAGCGGTGTCAAGGAATAATTTTACCTGATCGCGTGACCACATCACTCTTCTAACGTCTTGTTTAGCCTTTTTGACCCTCCGCATAGGGTTGCTGGCTAGTAATTCCAACTCCTCTGCCATATTAAACACGACAGAAAGTATAGTTGCCGTATTGTTTGCCATGCGTTTGCCCTTTTGTAGCCAAGTTTGATAGACAACCTTGCAATCTGCCACCGACAGCTTGGATATCTTTATGCTCTCAAACCGCTTAGAAAGGCTCACAGAGGTCTGTAACGCTTTTCCTAACGCATACTCGTAGTCTTTCTGTGAACGCGGTCTGAGAGCCAAAAATTGAGGACTGTGGAGGTAATACTGCACC